CCCCCAAATGTTGTACAGAAATTCTACGGATTCAGTCCGGATCCCAACCCCACCCAGTAGGCCAGCCTACACCACGAACAAAATCTCCTCTCACTGCCAATCTGAGGATATAGAAGAAAAGAAAACTTTTATTACAGATTCGAATCTGGGCCGCACGTCACAACAATGTGTAGGACGGCGACCCCGAGCAAGAGGTGCACCTGGCTTATATAGCCGCTTACAGGACAGGATGTTGCATGACATTTTCCCTCATTGGAGGATAGCATCTGCCCTTTACAACCATTGGCTCAGTATGATAGTTCGATCTCGTGTTTGCTCGTGATTGGATGGCGCAAGTGGCCTGATGCTTGCCTTCAACAAACATTTCCTTTTATGGTCTATGAGCCTGCTCTTGATGCCGATTCCGAGAAATGATGCTGATTCCGAGAAATGATATCAGCGAAATATATCAAGTACAATGGCGGCTAAGGCAAGCAAGCATGATTACAGAAGCTAATACGGCAGTTAGCGAGCCAGCGCTATTCCCCCCCCCGGAGCTCCCTCCCACATTCCCCACTGCTCTTGCATATTCTGGTCAAATCATTGACCTAGGGTATCCATCTCTGTTGGGAGTGGCTTGTACTGCGGGACTAATGCGAGGATTTTTACTGCCTGAATTTTATCATGGATAATGCGAGTCAGGGTCTTCATGATGCACGGGCCGAGGGTCAGGAACAATATGAGCCCAAACAGGGGGCCCAACAAGGGTAGCAAATATGGAAGGAAGCCGTTCAAGCCGTTCCACAGGGGGTTGTCGTACAGTGCACGTTTCCTCGCGAGAAGGTCCTCTTGGAGTTTCCGGATCTTGTCACGTACGATACCCGACTTGTTGGCGTAAAAACAGCACTTCTCCTGGAGTGCGAGACATATCCCTCCTTGTTCGGCAGTCAATAGGTCTAACCCCCTTCTATTTTGTAAGACAACCTCAGCCAGGGAGTCAATCTGGTCCTGTAGGTCATTGATGGTCCCTGAAAGAGCCTGGACATCTTCAATCAATTGATTAGAAAGCTTGTGATAAGTGTGAACGGAAACCCCAAGCCCAGTTCCACCAGTAAGTGTAGCCCCTGTAATCCCTAGACCTACAGGCAGGGGGATAAACTGGACTGCTCTCTTATGACGCCCGGCGGTGTACTCGATGGATGGGAGTGGGATAGGCTCTTCCCCGGATATTATGCTCATGTCGGGTACGATTGATGCCAGTATGCACAACCCTATCCATTTATTAGGGAGCGCCGTGTAGGCCATGTTGTTCCCACACACAAATACATGACCCGGTGGAGGACATAGCCTCGTAAGATTTCTTATGTGACTTGTCTCGTTAGAGACCTCCTGGATGCTGGTGCAGTTGGTGAAATGAACATACCCTACGGGTATACCAGTCCTATTGTCTGCTTCCCCTGCATAGCAGTTGACATCTACTGACCCGGTGGGTTGCACCCGAAAGGGGAGGCTAAGACTGCAATTTCCATCGAGGGTGACTTCGCCATTCGCCGGGATGGCTGCGGGGATTGGAGTTCCAAGAGTCATGCAAAGCCAGCAGTTCTCTGCTAGCCGGGGATTAGTGGCGTTAAGGACCTGGTGAGTAGCTTCCAGTATGTCAGACGTCTGGGGATCCAGGTCTACTCCTCTTGGTCGGGGCAGGGCTAAAGGGTGATACTGTACGGAGGGGTAGCTGTGCCTGATGATTTCCTCTAGTCTTTCACGCACAGATTCTTCCCGAATCATGTCAGTGGGACCGCCCCCATCAGAGACATACACAGGGGCTGCGGGGTCCCAACATACTGGTTTCCCTATGATTCCCGTGCAAGAGGCTTGAAGCAGTTTATTAGGCCCGTCTTCATACGAACCTAGCTTTGTTTTCTGTAGGATGGCAGTAAAATAAGTTTTTCCCATGAGGGTGCATTCCTGAGCCTTTTCATAACAGGTGGAATGCATTTGGGTGGCTATCGTGAGGCATTCGCAGGGCCTTGGCTGCTCCTGCACAGAGGGTATGATCTTGGGTTTAAACACACACTCCCACTGTTGTCTAAATCCCCCTCCCCAGCCCCAACTCCCTGCCCCAGACCCGTAAGTCAGGTAGGCGGTGAAGCTACCGCAATCGAGGGAGTTGGTGTAATGGGTAGGTGTGGGGGAGACATATCCCCCGGAGCAGTCACAAGGCAGTCCCCAAAGTTGCTGCGAGGGGTGACTCTCGGCAGTGGTCCCAAACCCCCACCAAACCACAAGAAGAATTAGGGTTTTGCCCGCCTGGTCAACTTTACCCTCAGTGGATCGGAGGTTGGTGAGACAGTCCATTCTTCTTGGTTGTCAGGAGCTTTCTTGAGTCGAGAGTAGTGGATCCACGGGGTCTTCCCAGCGACCTTTACCGCGGTGGGGGTACTGAGGACTACAGTGTAGGGTCCGTCCCACCGTGGCCCCAACTGCTGGAAGTCGTGCTTCTTAACGAAGACGAGGTCACCAGGTTGGAACAGTGGGGTACGGTCTTGCTGAGCTTCTTTCTGGGGCAGTTGGTCGCGCAGCGTTGCCCGAGCCAGAGACCTAGTAGCTTGGAGGGCCTGTAGGGACTTAAGCAGGGTTTGGTTGGTTATGCTGGCAAGCTTGTCACATCCTACACGGGGAACTACAGGAGGCTTGAGACCATATAATATCTCGAAGGGTGACAATCCCTCCCTCCCGGGGGTACATCGTGCCCGGAGCAAAGCCTGAGGGAGGAGGGAGACCCAGTCCCCTCCTGTCTCTTTCCTCAATTTAGCGATGGTCTCCTTCAGGGTTCGGTTCATCCTTTCTACCTGTCCCGAGCTTTGAGGTCGGTATGCACAATGGAGCTTCCAAGAGACATTTAGGGCCTCACACAACTGCTGTGTCACTTTTGCCACAAAGGCCGGCCCATTGTCGGACCCGATCTGGACCGGTAACCCAAACCTGGGGATAATATCATGAATTAGATGCTTAATTACCACCTGGGAGGTTTCTCTCTTTGCTGGATATGCCTCTACCCAGCCCGAGAATGTGTCTACCAGTACAAGCAGGTATTTATACCCCCCTTTGGCTGTTATCATTTCTGTGAAATCCGCCTCCCAGTGTTCCCCTGGCGCCGCACCTCTGATACGGGAATTGAGTCCTTTCTCCACGGGAGCTGCTCCAGGGTTTACCTGGGCACATGCCACACAGCGGGTGGTGATATCTCTAGCTGCTCGATAAATCCCACAGATAAGATAGTGTTTTCTAACTAACTCAGTCAATTTTGATTCACCCAAATGTGTGGCTCTGTGAGTTTGCTCTAGGACCTTTCTCCCCACTGCTCTGGGAAGCAAGAGGCGCCCGTCAGGAAGGTGCCACCACCCAGCAGGGTCTTTGGTCCCCCTCAGCCGATGTCCTAGAGCCTCCTCTACATTCGAATACTGAGGGGTTTCGGTATCTGGCATATCCGGTGCATCGGAGATGGTGGCCTGGGTGCTCAAAGGACGTATAGCTACTTCTCGAGCCACCTCATCTGCCCGTCGGTTACCAGTTGACGTGGGTGCATCGTCTTTCTGGTGTCCCTTGCAATGCATCACAGCCACCCGTTTAGGTAGCCAGACCGCGGTCAGCAAGGCTAGAATTTCGGGGGCGTTTTTGATAGCCTTTCCCCCTGCTGTCAACAGTCCCCTTTCTCTGTAGATCATCCCATGGACGTGTAGAGTGGCGAATGCATAACGGCTATCCGTGTAGATGTTGACGCTCTTGTCCTTGCTCCATTCCAGGGCCTTTGTTAGTGCGATCAATTCTGCTTTCTGGGCTGATGTTCCAATTGGGAGGGGTTCTGCCCAAATAACAGAATCCAGAGTTACCACTGCTGCACCGGCGTATCGTTTTCCGTCTCGTACGTAGCTGCTGCCGTCAGTGAACAGAGTGGCTTCCGCTTGTGCCAGGGGCTGATCCGTCAGGTCGGGGCGGGTGGAGGTCAGAGAATCTAAAGTGTCCAGGCAATGGTGTATTGGCAGTGTATCGTCTGTCTCGGGTAACAGGGTAGCCGGATTGAGGGCCGCAGTCTGCTTAAAGCGCACTCGGGGAGGGTCCAGGAGCAGTACCTGGTACTGCGTGATGCGAGCATTGGTCAACCACTTGTCAGGAGGGGATCGCAGCAAACTCTCCAAGTTATGGGACGAAGTGATCTCTATGTCCTGCCCGAAGGTAAGTTTAGAGGCTTCTCTTGTGAGAAGAGCGGCTGCCGCAATGGCTCGGAGGCACCGGGGCCAGCCAGCCGCCACAGGGTCCAGCCTTTTGGATAAGTAGGCTACGGGTCTTTTCCATGGACCGAGGGCCTGTGTGAGCACTCCCTTGGCCGCCCCGCTTGTTTCTTCTACGAAGAGCTGGAAGGGCTTATCTAGGGAGGGCAGAGCCAAAGCTGGTGGCTGGGTGAGGGCTAGTTTCAAGCTCTGGAACGCTTCTTCCTCTTTTTCGCCCCACACTAAAGGATCGTTTCCCCCCCGCGTTGCCGCATATAGGGGCTGGGCAAGTTCGGCAAACCCCGGGATCCAAAGCCTGCAGTACCCAATTGTGCCTAAAAATTCGCGCACCTGCCTTTTGGTTTTCGGTACTGGTATCTGAAGAATAGCCTGAGTTCGGCTATTCGATAGGGACCGTGATCCCTTATGGATCTTGAACCCCAAGTATGTGACTTCCTCTTGACAGAGCTGGGCCTTCTTCCCTGAAACCCGGTACCCCAGCTCCGCCAAAGTCATGAGTAAGTCTCGGGTGGCGCTCAGGCACGCGGCTTGTGTATCAGCCGCAATAAGTAAGTCGTCTACATACTGAAGGAGGGAAACGGAAGGGTGATCAAGTCGAAATCCCTGCAGATCCCTGTTAAGGGCTACATCAAAAAGGGTGGGTGAGTTCTTAAAACCCTGAGGTAGCCTAGTCCAGGTTAGTTGCCCTGATTCTCCTTCCTCCGCATCTGCCCACTCGAATGCGAAGATCAATTGCGACTCGGGGGCCAGAGGGATGCAGAAAAAAGCGTCTTTCAGGTCCAAAACAGAATACCATATTCGGTCAGGGGGCAATAGGCTGAGGAGGGTGTATGGGTTAGGGACAGTTGGGTGAATAGTCTCTACCCTCTTGTTTACTTCCCTTAAATCTTGAACCATCCGATACTCGGACGTGCCGGACTTTCGCACAGGGAGGAGGGGAGTGTTCCAGGGGGAGTGGACGGGTCTCAGGATGCCCGCTGCTCTGAATTTGTGAATAGTTTCGCGCAGGCTTCGTTTTGCCTCCAGGGTAATAGGATACTGTCTTACCCTCACAGGTAGGGCGGTACTTAGTAGCTGGACATGAATGGGGGCTTGTGTGGATGCCAACCCCGGGGGATTTATCTCGGCCCAGACTTTCGGGATTCCCCGTTTCCACTGCTCTAGCAGCGTAACATTTTGTATCGGCGCCTCTAAAAACAAACGGTATTCCTCTTCCAGGGGAGCCGTTACCAATAGTTTCCCTTCTGTCCGTATTTCGGGGGGCCCTCCCCCGGTGAACGAGATGGTAGCCCTTAGCTTCTGTAATAGATCCCTCCCCAATAGTGGGTCTGGGCACTCAGGAATCACTAGAAATGAATGAGTCACTAGTCCCCTCCCTAGGTCCACAAGACGCCCTTCAGACTTAGGGTAATTCCGTATATTCCCAGTAGCCCCGATAATTGCTACAGATTCCTTAGACATAGGCCCCACAGGTTTCTGCACTACAGAATGGGTCGCTCCCGTATCTACTAGAAAATCTATTATTTGCCCCCCTACTTTAACCTTTAGCCTGGGTTCACGGAGGGCGGAAGAACCCTGACGGCCCTACTGTAATTCTTCTACCAACACTGGGGTTGCCCCGCTTACGAGTTTTGGACAGTTCTTCTTCCAATGTCCCTCCTCCTTACAGTACGCGCATTGGTTTTTCCCCAAGGGCGGGCGTCCCTTACCCGGAGGCGTCTTCTTACTTCCTCTCTCCGCTCTACTCTCCTGGGCGAGTAGTACCTTGGCCATCTTCCGGGTGAGCTCGTGAGTTGCCTTGGCTGGGTCCTCCCGTTGGTCGAAAACCTTCTGGGCAATAGCTACTAACTCGGAGAGAGATTTTCCCTGGAACCCATCTATCTTTTGGATTTTCTTCCTAATATCGGGCGCGGATTGAGATACAAATTGAATGACTATGGCAGCCTGATTCTCGGGTGCCCTTGGATCTATGGGGGACCAGGTCCGATAAGCCTGATAGAGTCTCTCCAGGTAAGCTGTAGGGCTTTCGTCCGCCCCCTGCCGAACCTCAGTTATTTTAGAAAGATTGGTGGGTTTCCGTGCCGCTGCCCGGAGCCCCCTCAGCAAGATCTGGCGATATCGTTCTAGATTGTCGTTTCCTCTCCCTGTGTTAGGATCCCAGTCGGGCCGAGTAGCTGGGAACTGGGCTTCTATTTCGCGCTCGTCAGTGACCTGTACTCCTTGATCATTCCTGACCTCCCGCCTACTTTCTGTCCTCACCCTCTCCCTCTCCTCCGTCGTAAACAGGGTACGGAGGAGTTGCTGGCAATCATCCCAGGTGGGCTGGTGCGTATAGAAAACAGATTCTAGTAGGCTAATTACTTCATCTGGAGCCTGGGAGAATGATGGGTTTTGGTTTTTCCAATTATACAGATCCGAGGTGGTGAATGGGACATATGTTCTCATGGGGCGACCACCCATATCCCGTTCCCCAGTTTCCCTAAGGGGGTACATCCCTGACGGCCCTTGTGCTCCGAACTCTAATCCACTTCGGGTGTGGGGAGGGCTCGCCATTACAGTAGAGTCTGGTTGTTGCCCCTCCTCACCTTCCTCTGCAATGGCAGGTACCTCAGGATATGGAGGTGGAGGGGCTGGGGCCGGAGAGAGAGGTCTCTCATCCAGGAATTGAGCCCTCCTTGTCCGAGGGGGGCTTTCGGGGGCTGAGGGGAGCACGGGCCGCCTGGGATTAACTTTTTGGCTAGCTAACAGAACTTTAGAGGGTCCTGTGGGTTTACACCCACAATCTTTCAAGTATTTAGGCCTTTCTATGGTTATATCTGTCCAGACGGTTATATATATTACCTGGTCTGGATGCCCTTCATGTTTCCCAAAAACTATATTCCTGACCGCGACTACCACCCCAAAGTCTAGAGTCCCTTCCTTTGGCCACCCCACGCCCAACGTGGGCCATTCCGACTCACATAACTTGCGCAGGGTAAACGAATCCACATCCCCCCCATAGTCTCCCGCCCTCTTCTTAAAGTCAGAGAAGTTCTTCAGAATGCACTCTAGAGGGGTTAAAAGCCCCTTCGATCCTGCCTGTCCCATCCCGGCCGGAGAGGGAGAGGAGGACGAGTACAAACGGAAGACACTGGAGGCAAAAGACTCTCCAAAGTATTATTCGCAAGCCGCGCGGTGTGGGCACACCAATTCGCAGGGCGCTGTCGACAAGTGACGAACAAACACAAGGTAACAAACAAACACACAAACCACGACTTATATTACCACCGTCTTGGAGACGGTTCAACAACAATCAGATACCACAGAACCCAGATCAGGGCGTCCCCTGCTGAGCGGAGGTGGAGCTTCCCGGCAGCGTCCCGCCACTCCGATCCTCCCAAATCCTCGCGAGGTACCAAAATCAAGTACTTACTTACCGGCGCCGGAGTTCGAAGAAACAGTAGGCACCTCTGCCGATGGGGAGGAATCCCGGACGAGCCCCCAAATGTTGTACAGAAATTCTACGGATTCAGTCCGGATCCCAACCCCACCCAGTAGGCCAGCCTACACCACGAACAAAATCTCCTCTCACTGCCAATCTGAGGATATAGAAGAAAAGAAAACTTTTATTACAGATTCGAATCTGGGCCGCACGTCACAACAATGTGTAGGACGGCGACCCCGAGCAAGAGGTGCACCTGGCTTATATAGCCGCTTACAGGACAGGATGTTGCATGACATTTTCCCTCATTGGAGGATAGCATCTGCCCTTTACAACCATTGGCTCAGTATGATAGTTCGATCTCGTGTTTGCTCGTGATTGGATGGCGCAAGTGGCCTGATGCTTGCCTTCAACAAACATTTCCTTTTATGGTCTATGAGCCTGCTCTTGATGCCGATTCCGAGAAATGATGCTGATTCCGAGAAATGATATCAGCGAAATATATCAAGTACAATGGCGGCTAAGGCAAGCAAGCATGATTACAGAAGCTAATACGGCAGTTAGCGAGCCAGCGCTATTCCCCCCCCCGGAGCTCCCTCCCACATT